CACGCTTGAAGAAACCTATTTCTCCAAGCGTGTCGCCATTCGCCACGATTGTATTTGAGTTGACACCTGAGCCACGGGATTTTGCTAACGCAAGCAACGATCCAGACTCATTGCTGGGAAAATCTGTTCTTAACAACAGAGTGCAGGCTGCGCTTAAAGTGTTAATTTGTGATTTTGGATCTACGTCAAAAGTGCCAGCGGCGGCTGAGTGTTGCACCCCGGTGACACTAGACGTCCCCACCAACAACCTGCCGGAGCTGTCGATGCGGGCGCGTTCGGTGTTGTTAGTGCCGAAGAGCAGAGGATGATTGCTGAAGCAGTTGAGGTAGGTGTACCCGTTATTAGCGTCTAAGTAAACACTTGTGCTGTCGTTCCTGGCCCTAATAACGCAGGAATCAGTGCCTGTCGTATTTGCATCAATTAGCGCACCGAGAGAGGTTGACGGGCCAATCCCGACATTCCCGCCAGAGCCGGCAAATATTCTTTGCGTGCCATTAGTTGAGATGGCTAATTGGTCTGCGCCGGGGGAGTATATGCCGGTGTTTAGGTCGCCGGTGAAGGCAAATGATGGGGCTGCTGCTGATCCGAGGCCGTGGGCGCCAACACCGTTGACGGTCAGGAGCGCATCTGGGGAGCTAGTACCCACCCCCAAGCGGCCACTTGAGTCCAGGCGCATGCGCTCGGAGTCTGCTGTTGCAAAAATAATTGGACTTTCCCCGTTAGTTCTAATTAAACCAGCAGATCCATTCTGGAAAACAAGTTCACCAAGAGAAGCCCTAGACAAGCCTGCAGTCGTTCCTGTCGCCGCAGTCCCGTATTGGCGCATGTAAGTCGACAGGAAGTTGGTGCTGTAATCTGATGCTGTTGCTCCAATGACAACACTGGCAGATGTTGAAGAAGCACGAGCATCTACCTGATAACCACCAGCACCAGGTGTTGATCCAATTCCTAAGCGCCCTTGCGAATCAATGAATACTCGCCCCGTGCCATTAGTTGAGATGGCTACTTGGTTTGCGCCGGGGGAGTAGATGCCGGTGTTGGGATCAGAAACAAAACTAATCGATGGATCTGCTGCAGTACCTAACGCAAATACACCCGATGTAATAGTATGCGTACCACCGCTGATATTAGTGAAGTTACCGCTAGTAAAGTTGGCAGTGGTACCAGTGACGGTAACACCTGAAATTGTTTGGCCTCGTACGATGTCCCCAGAGATAGTACCTGTTGCTGTTACGTTTCCTGTAAAGGTAGGATTCTCAACTAAACCAGAAACTGAAACGCTTTTATCAACACCACCATCAGTAAAGGTGATTGTATCAACCTTAATTGTGCCGTACGCCATTTTGTTGTCTCTTTTTGTTTATTTTAGCCGAGAAAATTACGGAAGAATAATTAGTGGGCCTTGGATTACAAACCCACTTGCGCTACCTGAAACAACGCCAGAACACACAATGGCTGGGGTTGCTCCAGAAGGTGTGGTTACCCTAAGTGTGCTGCCAGTGATGTTTGTAAACGTGCCGGTTGCACCAGTGACCGTTACACCAGAAACAGTTGTAAATGTTGCAGTTACACCTGTGGTTGTTGTTCCTGTTAATGAAGTAAATGTCCCGGTTGTTGCAGAGGTTGTAACCGATTGAACCGTAGTACCTGTAATTGTTGTGCCACTAAGAGTACCAGTGATCTGGACACCAGAAGCAAAGAAACCAGAACCAAGGACGTTAAGGTTGCCTGATACTGTCGCATTAGTAAAAGCAAGGTTACTTGCCGCAAGTGTTTGGAAAACACCTGTCGTTGCATTGACTGTTGTTCCTGTGTACGTCGTACCACTAAGATTAGTAAAGATGCCAGACGTACCTTGGATCGTATTGCCAGTGATTGTGGCCCCAGAAACACTGGTAGTGAAAACGCCTGCGATACCAGTCAGATTCGTGAAGCTGCCAGTGTCTCCTGTGACAAGCAGACCGGAAACACGTGTGGTAAATGTACCGGTTGCCCCCGTCAGGGCAGTAAAGGTGCCGATGTCACCGGTAACGGTTGCGCCTGAAACTTGAGCTGTAAATGTACCGGACGTACTTGTCAGATTTGTAAAAACACCCGAAGCCCCGGTAATCGTAGTCGCCGATAACTGACTAGTAAAAACACCGGATACACCAGAGACAATTGTTGCAGCAACTGTGTTACCAGTGACTGTTGCACCAGAAACTGTGGTGAATGTACCGGATACACCAGTCAGTGTCGTGTATTGTCCGGTGTCACCAGTAATGACTGCACCCGAAAGAAACTGTGTAAAAACGCCAGAGATACCAGAGACGTTACCAAAAGCACCCGTATTACCTGTTACGGTTGCACCAGAAATCCTCGTTGTGAAAGTACCGGAAACACCGGTGATATTAGAAGCTTGTACCGTATTTCCGGTAATGGTTGCACCAGATAACTGTGTTGTAAAAACACCAGATACACCAGTGACACTTGTGAATTGTGCCGTAGATCCAGTTACTGTTGTTCCAGATAATGTTCCTGTGACCTGAACACCGTTACTAAATTGAGCAGTGCCAGTAACCGTCAGTCCGCTAGCAACGGAAAGATTACCGTTTACATCCAAGACAGGTGTACCTAACTCCTGGAACGTACCCGTGGTTGCTGCGACGGTAGTACCAGTGATTGTGACACCGCTCAGATTGGTGAATACACCAGATGGCGAACTGACAATACCACCTGTGATCGTGGCACCTGATAGGTTTTGGTAAACGCCAGATGTAAAAGCGCTTGTCGTACCGGTTGCAGTCGTAACCGTGGCAGTAACTGCGTTGACATTGGTGCCTTGTACGTTGGTTCCGGTAATGGTCAGACCACTGACGGTACCACTAATAACCGCATTATTTTGAACTACAATGCCACTGAATGTGCTAGATCCAGAAGCTGTAATTGAATTGAATGAGCTAGTGCCAGAAACCGTTAAGTTCCCTGAAATTGTGACATTACCACTGAAGGTTGCGCCACTAGCAGGTGCGTAGTACTCATTGAGATATTCTTTGAATTGAGTAAAGGTAATTTTTTTGTTGCGTAAAGTGGGGTCAACCTCGAAGACATGGACGAGCGTTAGCAGGTCCTGTTCATCGATCTCGCCCCCACTGATGGCAGGGAATTCACTGATCCTACGGTTTGACACCTACTTATTTCTCAAGCTTTCTCTTCATTATAAATGGGCTTATTTAGCGCACCTTAATCTCAACACGTGGCAAAACATTCGTTACAATGTTCCAGGACCATTGGATTCCTGTAACAATTCCGCAGGAAAGCAAGATAACCAACAGGATTTCAGCGACTGTTAAATTGCGTCGCACATAAACAACCTGAGGTTGTTGCTGTGGAATTGCTGCTTGTTGTGCAATGGTTTGTTGAATGGCAAGCTCGCGTGCCCTAGCCTTCATCTGAGCAAGCATCTCAGGTGTGATCTGCCCTTCTAGTGTTTGGGGCATTGGTGGCTGACTAGGGGGAATCTGCTCTTCCATGGTCGCAAATTGTTTTCCCAAAGACTAACATATAAACAAAGGATGTGCAGTATGCAGTACGGACTACGCAAAAGCTTAGAGGATATTGCGTACGAGCTAAAAGGAATCAAGAATATCCTTGGTTCGATGTGGCACAGCCGTTACTCAACTGGAGAAACGGACGCATTAAATCCAGAGGCTTTTGCCGATGAGTACATCTCGACAGAAGAATGTGGTAAACGTCTGGGCGTCTCAGACCAAACCATCCGTAACTGGATTTCTATCGGAAGAAAAACCCCAGATAAAGGCTGGGTAGAGGGCATTCATTATGTCAATGTTTCTCCTGATATACACCGCAAAGCAGTCCTCCGGATCCCTTGGAATCGACTGATCCAATCCTTTGCCAAGAACGAAAACCTTGATTTAAAAAATCTACGGGCACATTATGACCAATACAAAAACAATCGGGGCTTCCTTGAATAATGGCTCATCGTTTCCAGGGAATTGATCTTGGTTCTGTAACGGTTGAGAACCATGAGGAGATGCTGCCCGAATCGTTGATCAGGCAAGTGGAGACGTTCTTGCCACCCATTGGATCATTCGATGATGGCTGTTTGCGCAGGTACCTAGAAAACCTAAAAAACTACGAAGAAGAGGACGCCAATTCTGGTATGACTCTTGCCAATAGATTACGTCTTGCATTCCATGATCTAAACGCAGATACAATCTGTGGCAAATTCCCGCAAGCAGAATTGCCTTTAAAACGAAGGTTACGTTGCGTAGCCGAATACCTTATCCGGTCTGGAGAATTTGATAAGGTAAGAGATGAAAACGGAAAACTTGTTAAAAAACGTGGAGTGCTAGGCAAATTGGTTGTACTGTACCAACCAACGCCTAAGCTTCTGGAATCATTACACCGCCAAGGATTATTGAAAGATGGATCGACGTGAAAAACTAATTGCTTCTGTGATTGGACCAGAGCTTGATGAAAAAAAAGCCAAGATGCTTGATGCAACAATCAAGTTAATTCTTGGTGATATGGGTGAGCAATACTGCAAGATGTGGGAAATCGAAGGCCCAGGTGTCATGGTGTTCCAGCCACGCAACAAAGAACGCTCTATGTTCTTTTGGACTTTGAAAGAGCTCCATACAGCACAAGAAGATTGCGAGCGGAATAACGACGGTGATCTAGCTGAAACTTTTAGGCGCATCCTTGGAGCAGCGCAGAAGATTGATCCAACGGAAAAAGCAGGTTATGTCATCAATGATGACGAAGGCATGCGTTATTTCGAGATTGATTACAACAAGACTGCAGGGTAATGGCTGAAAAAGGCGTACGTGGCGTTGCAGCTCGCAATGAAGGCGTCGAGTTGATCACTAATAAAGACTTGGTACTTGCTGCCAATGAACTGTTGGGTGGCATCACTCTTGATGTGGCTAGTTCCAAGGTTGCTAATGAGTATATCGAAGCAGAAAACTATTACACACCAACGGATGATGGCTTGAATGCACAACAGTGGTACGGAAGTTGTTACCTGTTTCCACCAGCGGGTGCTTACTTTTGGGATCAAAAGCATGAAAAATGGAAGATGACAAGGGCTTCTTCCTTGACCCTGACATCGTCCCATGCCGTTTGGTTCCGCAGAATGTATCATGCATGGCTTTCAAAAGAAATAAAACAAGGTCTTTATTTCAGCAACTGCCCTGACATGATTCGTTACGAGCCCAAGATCTTTAAGTTCCCGATGTGCATTTTAAGAAGTGCACCTTACGTCATGTGCCACAAAGATGGAGAGGTAAATAGGAAACGCACATGCACCTCATTTCTTGTGTACCTGCCACCACAGGATTCCTCTGGTGATGCTGTGGATTCTTTCGTAAAAATTTATGGGGAGCGCGGACACCTTCTTGTGTAATCTCTGTAGACTGAAGGACGATTACAGGGATTTATGAGCGTCCTGGCCGACTGGGAGATCAAGCAACTGGCGGAAGACGACCAGATGATCGAACCCTTTGTGGATCATTTGGTCAACAAAGAAGATGGACGCAAGCTTCTTAGCTATGGCCTTAGCTCTTACGGCTATGACATCCGTTTGTCTCCTGCGCAATGCCTGATCTTTGGCAAGGTACAAGCTGGTGACTGCGATCCAAAGAACTTTGATCCTGACATCCTGAAGCCTGCTGACCTCCTAGAGGACGAACGCGGCCAGTACTTCTTGCTCCCTCCGTACGGCTATTGTCTTGGCGTTGCCCAAGAACGCCTGAAGCTTCCTCGTGATGTCACTGTCGTTGCCGTTGGTAAATCTACTTACGCACGCTCAGGTATCCTGGTCAACATTACGCCAGCCGAAAGTGGATGGGAAGGTTACCTGACGCTTGAAATCAGTAATTGCACTGGGCTCTTCAATCGCATCTATGCAAATGAGGGGATCACGCAACTGCTGTTCTATCGTGGTAATCCTTGTCATACCACGTACCAAGATCGGAAAGGTAAGTACCAAGACCAACCAAACAACGTGGTCTTTTCTCAGGTTTAACCAAAGGCTTTACCAAACTGTTCTTTCGGTTTACGGGCGTAGCCAATAGATCCGGCACGCCCACCCGAATCACCTGCCGTTGCACTGGTCGGTTCACGCACTAAGTTGCGTTTTTGGTATTCACCAGCGGTTTTTGCTGCTCGCATAAATTTAGCAACGCGGCCTTGATCGTCATTTACAGATTCGGCAGACCCACGGGAATCCGCTGAAATGCGTCGTAAGTCCGTGTCGTAAGCCTGTTCCGGATTAAGGTCTGTTACCTCAGCTCCAGAGGTACCAGAGTTAATCCCTGGATCGTAAGTAGGTCTAAATCGGTTAGCCATCTTATCATTGTAAAAGGACTAAATCGATTAAAGCCGTGATGCATTCCGCTGCAGGTTTCTTAGACGCCTTTGTACAAGACGAAGTTAAATGTCGTTGTCTTGATGAAGAAGATTTTGGCGCACCTCTCGATAACGAGCAAAATGATGTACCATTGTATGACATGTACAATCGCGGTCTAGTAGCATGCGAGCAGGGGCTAGAAAGGAATCCGTTGAATCTCGAGGGACAACGGCCTGGAATGACGGGCTATATCCCCTCAATGGAGCAGGGTTTGGCGATGGGAGCATCTCCGAAGCCAAGGACTCTGGTGTTGGAACTGGAGGAACCGGACGAGAAGGAACGGATGCTGTCAGCAAAACGTCGTGGTTTGCTCCGGTAGAAGAAGTGAGTGACTGTCCTGGAGGTGTTTGCCCAGTGCCCTGGGCAGTCAAAGAAGAAGCTCCTGTCATTCTTCCAGATGTGGTGAACCACCCTCCGCATTACACGGAAGGTAATGGTGTGGAATGTATCGAAGCCATCAAATCATCTCTTACGACCGAAGAGTATCGTGGCTACCTAAAAGGCAATATCCAAAAGTATTGCTGGCGAGAACGTCACAAAGGCGGTACGGAATCACTGAAAAAAGCTCAGTGGTATCTGGACCGCCTCATTCAACTTGACGAAGCTCAGAAGGGCTGAAGTTCATCGTCATCATCCTCGTCGTCGTCTCGATATCCACAGGCGGCGGCGAGTTCAGCTAATTCGAGATCGGTTGGATGATCCCAGTCGATCTCAATGTTTTCTGACGCCATGATGTCTTTGATGGCATGCCACTCCATCAAACGTTGGTGGTAGAGACTTAACAAAGCAAAACGCAACTCTTCCCAAGTCATTTCCTCGGACTGGAGTTCAGCTTTGCGCATGGCAAATTGAAGCTCAAGAGGAAGTTCAAACTCCCGTGGCTCGACCGAACGCTCCATTCCACTCTGCATTTGCTAGTTGCAATTATTCTAATGCTAGCCGTTAAATATCAGATCGACGGACTCATCGGCAAAGTCCTGCCATCGGTCGTCATCAATACGAAAACTGTTGGCAAACTCAGACAGGATGTAAGGATTGATGCGTTCCTCCAGGGCACGGATTGCGCGTACTTCGTGGGGAGCAGCGCTGTAATTACGGAAGGCGGTCAGCAAGACTTCTGTTGATGCCCAAGGGCTGGTGTCTACATCACGGAGGAAAAGACCCATCTCTTCTCTCCTGCGTTCTAAGAGACCACCAACAACCTTATGGTTTTGGTCAAAAATCCAACGGCTCATTTCCGTGGTGGCACTAGCAAAATCCTCTGCTTCCACATGATCAATGATGTGGCTGTACAAGAAGGACTCCCAACCAACGGAATGAATGAACGAGACTAGAGCCTGGCGCATGTTGTCGTCAAGCCCAAGGTTCTGCCGCTGGAGCTGGGACTCAATGACGCTGACCTCATGGAAGAGGTACTCAAGAGCTTTCTCCTGGCTGCAACGCTGACCTTGCTTGACAGGGGAACCATCGGGATAGAACTGGGTTCCAAACCCGATGGTGTATGGCTCTGCACCAGTGTACGGATCTGCGTATGCCTTTTCGTTAAACCCTTCGTATTTACGAATTAGGTTAATAGCACGCGAAAAATCCGACATGGAGATAACTATTGTTATCCCCAATATACATAATTTTTATTTACCTTGGCCCCTCATCTTTTTACGGCCGTGGTTAGGCAAGGAGTTTCTGCCCTGACCTTGTCTGGTGCGCTTCGGTTTGGACTCAAGTCGAACTGTGGTTGATTTGGGTTTTGCCATGACAGGCTTGAAGGGGCTTCACCAGTGTACCTGTTTTTAGGCTTGTGCCTCCTTTTGTTGTTGCATTGCTCTACATGAGTTGCCCAACGCACATTCCCAGGCTCGTAATGCCCCCAGGGATCTATCCGATCCAGGCTCTTGCCTTCAGGTCTTTCTCCTAATTCTTTCCAAAATTGATCAAAACTTTCAAATTTAAATAGGATATCTTCATATGCACCGTGATGGTTTTCGTTGACCCTTTTTTTGGCTCTCCAATAACTTTTCCAGGCGCCTGTTTTTTGAGGATCATGTTTTGCGGAAGGCTTTTTTATGGCTAGTTTTCGCCCAGAAAAAGCACATGAACGACAAGTCCATTGATGCCCTTTGCGGTTGTATTGATCAATACGGATGCAGCCTTCTGCTTGGCAATCCGTACACTTTACGTCAACATAGTTCCAACGTGAAGACATGTGTGAAGTAACTCTGGAAGTATCATACCACTTAAGATCATCCACTTAACACGGTGGCTCCAGTACCTTGCTGACATCTTATCAGGGTTGGAATCCTGGGCGTTATGACGGGCGTAATAAGATTTCTTACGTGCTTTGTCCTTAGCTGTTGTTGGGTTTTTACCGGCACCTTCTACACCTTGCTGACCAAAACGAATGATCTTTTCTTTGCCGCCTTCACAGGCTTTGACCACGTGGCTTTTGGTGGGATGCCCAGGAGTCTTGCGTGGTTTATTGCACTCCATTGAGTCCTTATGTATCTTTGCTGCAGAAGCAGCTTTCTTGCGTTTATCTGCCATGTGTGCTAACCAAAGAGAGATCCAAAGCCACCGCCTGATCCCATATTAAAATAGGAAGGCGCACCTTCATCTTCTTCATCTGGGAAGTAATCAAAGAAACGTGAACGTGTGGGCGTATATGTTTCTTTTTTCTTTGTTGAATCATCTGCCATCATTTTATCAAGAGAGCCAATAGCAGCAAAAGGATCTGAAAAATCTGGCATGCTAAACCCCAGGAGGTTCTGCGTTCCTTTCGCAGTACTTGCTTTACCTACATCCGATGCCGAAAGATTTTTATCTTCTTCAGTTGCATCAGGAAAGAAATCTGTGTAAAACTCTGATTCACTTCCGCTATAACCTGCTTTCTGAAAGATATTAAACAGGGCACTGCCACCTGTAGGTGCTTCAACTTTCTCGTCTCCCTCTCTCTGGATATAACCAAAACCTAGTTTTTCTTGCGTGGGCTTAATCCGTTGTTCATTCAGTTCTTTAATACGCTCTCGAATATCAATAGCCTGGTTGGTGCGCAAGATACCCATCAAACCTTCTTTGACATCCTCTGTTGAATCTAGTTTTTCATTGATGCCTAACTTGTTAAGTTGCTTTTTCAAGTCCGCAGGCAACTCTGAAACATTTAAAGCATCAACAAATTGTTTTGCTTTTTGTTCTGCTGTGACAAAAGCAAGGAATACGGGATTACCAAACTCTGTTTTTTTATCTTGTAAGGCTTTTGTAAGATCCTTTTGAATAAAATTAGCAAGATCTTGCCTAGTATACGTGTCGGCAACGGGATCATAATTTTTGTCCTTGCCAATTACTGAATAATGTAAACGGGCAAAGTCATTTTTATTTTCTAGATCCACACCATATTCATAAGCAAGTTGCGCCCATGGTTTACCATCTTTTACTGCAGCATCACTATTACGTGCTTCCCATGCGCTTTGGACTGATTGTTTTTGTTGTTCATAGAGTGGCTTCTTGTTTGTAACATCAGTACCACTCAGTAACTCTGGATTCCAATAAAAGTTAGGATCAAATTCTTTTTGAAGGGTTTGACCACCTAACTGATTAATAAATGCTTGTGCTTGTTGTTTTGAAAAGTCTTTAAGTGCATTAGAGGCTAACTGCGTCTGTAAAACGTTCTGCTCATTTTCTTTGACGTCCATATAACTGATAAATTCAGAAATAGATTTTGAGTTGTCAAAACGAGGTTTTAAGTAATCTTTTACAAAAGACTTTGCGAATGCTTTGTCGAGTTCATATGTTTCTTTCGCTTTTCCTGGCGTCGTGATCTGCGACATCTCTTCGTATCGCTTGGAAAGAGTTTCGTCAAACCACTTTTGCCAATTGTATTGAACAGATGAACCAATCCCAAGGCTCTTATCAAGGGTTTTTGAAAGGCCTTTATCAAGATCAGTCTTGGAACCAAACCCAAGAAATCCTCCCGCTCCCATGTCACCAAGAATGGCATTCTTGATGTCCTGCTTCATATTGTTAATATTGGGTACACCCATGCCCTGATAAAGATCAGCTCTCTGCTGCTCTTTTAGTGCTTTTGCATATTCATCCATCGTCTGCTTTAGGACGTCTGCTGACAAAGCACCAAAGACTTGCTCCCCTTGTTTGTCAACAATGCCCTGTGTTGCAAGCTCAGCCAATGACTGAGGTTTATCTGTTGATGTACCAAGAAGCGTCTCTCTGAGTACTTGACGTTCTTGGTTGGTAGGAGCACGAAGGGTTTCTTGGTATTGCTCCAGGGCTCTTGGCTTGCCTAATTTACCGCTCGGTGCGCCAACAAAGGTGTAGTCGGCGTGAAGGAAAGAATCAAGATCCGAATACTTTTTTGTTACATCAATGTCTGGAATTTTTGTGCCGGCAAAAGAAACAGCTTTCGAGGCTTCATTCCACTTTGCAACTGAATCAGGTACCTGTCTCGAATAAAACTTTGCATCAAACTTATTTATATCAACCCCTTGTTTACTGGAATCCCAGGGCTTCAATCCTGTTGCCTTGACGTAAAAGTCTTCAATTTCTTTTACGGTTACGTCATCAATTGAATCTCTTGCGTTGCTGTTATTTTTTTGAAGCGCTTGATCAAGCGACTCCATCAAACTTTTGTAGTTTTCACCAGGGCCTTGGATAGCGTTTAAACGTTGCGCAATTGTATCTGCTGCTTCTACTACGTCAGCGGTTGCGTCACTTGGTAGTACAGGCCGCAAAGAACCATTAACAACATTAAAACGAATCATGACGCTTCTTTAAAATCTCTTAAGTCAATGACCTTGGGATAGGACAAATCCATCCAGGCTTTAATTCTATCCAGCTTATCTTCTGAAAAGTACTCTTGTTGTTTGTACCAGGTCTCCATATCACTTGATGCTTTGTTTGCATTGCATTTTTTACAAGCTGGAACTAGATTATGACGATTAGAACAACCAGATTTAAAACGTGGAATAATGTGATCAAGGCTTGTTGCAGCCTCGCCGCAATAACCACATTTATGATCCCAGGCTTGATATATACTTTCTCTAAAACGTTTCTTGGCAAGCTTTGGTGTTAATTCAACTAGCAGGGCGAGGGGCTCGTGCTGGCTGCAAAACATGCTCTTCGATTGCCGTTAATTTATTCTAATTTCCCCATACAGTTTCATGGGCACAGCAAAGAGATAAAACTTTTCTTAAGACCGTTGACAGGGTCTTGACTTGCGGTAAGTTGTATGGGTAACGACTGCCAAACCAATGGCTAAGCACCCTGGCTGGGTCTCTGCTCAGCAACTTGAAGAACTCCTTGGAATCGATCGCAAGACGCTCTTCAAGTACCGCGACGACGGCACCCTGAAGCTAGGTCCACACTACGCCGCATTCCCGGAGACCCGTTCCAGGGATAGCTACCGTTGGAATGTATCTGCAGTCAGACGGCACCTTACAAAGAACGGCATGATGCCTGTTGCCGCATAACCACATCAAACAATGTGTGAAGGCTCTGCAAAATGCAGAGCTTTTTTATGGCGTGTAAGGTAGGCCATTCTTATCAAACATTGTGAAGTTTTGGATTTCAATGCGATCAGTCGCAAAGTTAAACAAACGTTGCAGCATAGGAAAGATCATTGGTGATTGACTGTTGTAAGGTGGTACATCCATTTTCGACAACGCTCTTTTTGTTTCGTTGAATTCACGCAAGCTTTGTTGTTCTTTTTCTGCTTTTGCTACAAGGGCTTGTTCCCAAGCTGCCATGCTTCCAATGCCAACAGGAAAATCAGAAGGCTCTGGTGGAAACAATCGATCTTTAAACTTAAGTGCGTAGATATGTTTGCAGTATCGCAATTCATCTAACAATGGCGTCCAACTATCATCCACTGCTGTAATTGTGATTTGTTCAATGGAATCCGTATCGGTGAGCTGCGTTACAGACGAATAATCGTTAAAGCCTGGAATTCCTTCTGACCTAGAACCTGCGACGGCAATGTCACTTGTGCTCCTGGTGTAAGTGGAACCAAACTCTCTGTAGACTCCAGGGTTATCTCTTGCTGAATTAAAACTTCCTACTGAATCATTTGTGACTTGATAACCAAGCTCAAAGCCTTCCGGCGAAATAACTTCAAGAGATCTGTTTTGATCGTTGCGTGTCATTGCGTTGTTGTCAAGGATGCCATCTCGTTTGGTTAACTCAAAACGTCCAGGTTTAATACTGGAAACACCAGTGCGCGGGAATTGTTTTTTGTTGCTTTCACCAGTGGTAGACAAGAAGGAATAATCTCTGCGCGTGAAGTCTTGACACGTACAGGAGTACCTTGATCCTGTGATAAGGAATCGCCCAGGTGTAAACCCTATTGGTGAGGGGGTAACAAATACACCATCCGGCGTTACTTGCACTGAACCTGCTTTTTTAAATGTCAAAATTCCAATGTCTTGATTAATTGCAATTACAACTGCTTGAACGTAGCCGTACCTAGTTTGTGTCGCAGGATTAATGGTGTCTTTGTTTATGATGTCGCCATCAACCGTAATAATACGGTCTTCAAAAATCTCTGTGTTTGCAGGTTTTAGGCCGTCAGGTTCCCCTGGAACTGGAATATAAAAAGGTGACGGAAGTGGGTTGGTTGAGCTCCAGGTACCCGCTAGCTTCACATACCAGTTATTAGCGTCTTCTGTTACTGATTCAATGAATAGTTTTTGGGTGCTGACAGGATCAGTTAATTTATCGCACCGAACAGAGCCTGCGTAACGCCAGATGGCCCAGTGCATACCAAGGTCTTTATTGGTCGTCGGGTAACCGACAAAAGCACCTGAGACTACAGGCGATGGATTCCCACTTGTTGTGGCGTTAGGAATGTCGTAACGAAATTGATATGTGTAGTCGTTATTGTGTGTCGTTGCGGTTGCAAGCTCGTAGCCTCTACGCCAACGAGCCCAAGCCGATTCTCTGTTAATTGTGTAGATGGAATCAGGTACTGACCCTTTGGAGAACTCAGTCGTGATCGGTTTAACCGGCCTCGGGTCAAAGACTTCAGACCGGTTGAAATTACCAAAAGAGCTTCCACTCTTTTTGGCCATGATCAGAAGAATCCGCCTTGAGCAGTGACGTGAGCACCTGGGATGTAACCAGAGCTATTGGGGCCGTCAGGGAACACACCAACGTAAATACGGTCGCCTCGTTCCAGGTAGATGCCCTTGTTGCGTAGGGGAGCAGTGGAACCTAGTCCAGTGGTGTTACCAGCCTGTGCAACGGGAGCGGCAAGTTGCGGCATTAAGTCGGAGCAGTCGACAGTGCCACTGTTAGCTGGAAGAGTCTTGGCAAAGAGTACTTTGTAATCACCAGAAGCTGGGATAGGTACGGTCGTACCACGAGTCTGGTAGAACACGATAGTTACCGCTGGCTGATAACCATATGCAACACCGTTGTACGAAAAACCACTGGCGGTTCCGCCCGAATAAACTAATGCGGTATTAACGCCCGTAAGAGTCGTTGCTCCCGTGTAAGTGTAATAACCGTAACCACTGCCGGGAGCAGTAGCTAAGACCCCAGTGGCAGCAACAAACACAATCTGACCACTGACAAGAGATATAACAGTACCAGAAGTCGACGCATTGACGGTGTAATCTGGGCCACGATAGAAGTCATTACGGCTAATGGTAATGGAATCAACAACGCCGCCACTGTTGTTATCTTCTTGTAAAGCAGCGTCCATATCTACCAAGATCGATGGAGCTTGTCCGCCCTGCACAAAGAGAGTATTGGCAGTAGAACTACCAACAGTCTGAGTCGTTACCCGAACCGAATCAAATAACGGCCGGTCAATAAGCAGGGGTTGCTTGTTTGTCGAAGTCGAGCTCAATGTTCTACTGCACTTTTACTGATTCGTCAATTCTAACGCGGTTTAACCATATGGATTCATGTTAAGCAACATTTGAAATGGATTCATGGCAAGAGGTTGTGCAGGCGTCAAAAGTTGCCCCATTAACTCTTGTTTTAACAACTCGGTAACAGATAAATCTTTTGGTTTGCTGCCCTCCATTGCCGATAAAAAGCCTTGGAGGAAACCGGCAGAAGATGTTTCCTGCCCAGTAGCTGCTCCTTGTGCTTGTTCGCCGGAGAGAGGTTGCCTTCCTTGTTGATAGGTTTTCTGTAATTCAGAATAACTTTTAACGGGTTGACCGTAATAACTCTTGCCTTCTTTCGTAGGAAGTGACGCCCACTCAGGTGCAAGAGCAGCAACAAACTCAGGTGTTAAACCTTGTTTCTGTAAATAAGAAAGGCCGCCAAGACCCATGGTACGTTGGCGTGCAAGATCAAGTGCAGCAATGTCTTGCTCAACCGGACCAAAAGAGCCTAAGCCAAGTTTCTTCTGTTGTTGTTGCCAGGTTGGTGTAAGGAATTGATAAGCACCGGCAGCGGTACTTCTTCCTTTCATTACTTTGTCTGGGTGTTGCTTGAGATCTGGCGCAAGCGATCCACCAAACATGACTCGATATGAGTCTTGACCACCACGTTCTGTTCCTTCCGCAAAACGCAACATACGCAAAAGACCTTGCGCTTCCGGCGTTTGTCTAAACTTTTCGTAAAAGGAACGATCTGCCATGGTGTTATGCTCCTACCCAATTTGAACTTGCTCTAAGACCAGGGATAAAAACAGCTTGTAATGCAACAACAAGACTGAGCTTGGTCGTGAGGCGTTTAACAAAATTGGGACAAAGGATCATTGGTCTAAAGCAACAACACTGGCCCCCGTGAATCAAAGATTCGTGTCCAGTAGGTTGGGCTTACATGCTAAGCAATGCCAATTAAATTACTTACTTGCTTGTTGAAGAAGTTTTTTCTTCATTTCTTCGATCTTGTCTGGTGTTAATCCGTAAGCAGCAGGATCATACCCTGTTTCTGAAACACGGGTGCCAAGATCGCCCATCTGGTAAGGCATGGCCCCTGGAGCCACGGGGATTGGAGCAGCCGTCTTTTGCATTGCAGTAAGCTGATCCGGTGCCATGCCAGTCTGATAACCAAAAGTTTTCTGCATCAAGGGGTTAAAAGATCCAACTGCGCCACCCGTTTGCCCCATGGGAGTGGTGCCATACTTCTGACGCCAGATCTGCATGCCAATATCTTCTGCAGACTGCACTTGTTCTGCTGTTGCGCCAGGTGCTACGGCTTTTAGACGAGCAGCCTCATAGCGTTGAAGCTCGGGATCTTGTGCGGTTAACTGAGCAACACGAGAAGTCTCTGCGGCTTGGGCACGTTCTTCTGGTGTGCCACCAAAGGGACGAAAACCTGTGCTTAAGGAACTAGCTGCATTGCCACCACCTAAACCACCACCTGCGCTAGGGCCAGCTGCAGCACGAGCCGCTGCAGATAAGCGCAGCTCAGCATCGCGATATGATTCTCCCGTTTTATCTTTAGTCGGAATCCGACCAATGGGGGCCAAAGGGGGAGTGAAATAACCTGCCCTAGGCGTGTAATAAGGAGTACGATTCCTGGCGAATTCGCCCAAGATATACTTTGCTTCATTTAAGAGTCCCATTAGCGCCAAACCTCATGTAAATAGATGCGAGAACCCACAGCCGTATCAGCCGGGCCTGGTAGCGCTTGAATAAATTCAGCGCCAGAACGCTCGTAACGATAACGAGCTTGGAACGGATCCTTGTAGTTAGGTACGTAAAGGATGCCGGCTAAACGGTTGGTTTCGTAGAGATAAATCTCATCCCAAACCTTAAGCGCCTCTTTGGCATTACTGGATCTGATCGTACGATCAACGTCACCAACAATGTTTTCGATGCGTGTAGAGGGTGAAGTAGCAACTTCAGTCCTCTTTTCAGCAGTGTCGCAACGTCCAATTTGGATAGCAATTTTGTCATAGAAGTATGAATCCGGAACGGTATTCATAGCTTCTTCAAGTCGGGCATAGTCACCCGCCGGCACGGAAACCGTGAAGTAGCCTAGGTGATACCTGACTCTACTCTTGTCAAAATCGCTGAGCTGCACAGCTTATTTCCGTATGTTCTCAATTATAAATGCAGTGAATTAAACGGCGTATGGATTAGGAAGGCTTGCCAGTAATTGCATTGGATTGATTGTTTGAGCGGGTTGCAATAATTGTTGGACAAGTTCACGTTTCATTTTGGTTGCACCGCTTTCTTTCGGTTCTCCCGCAAAGCCAGTGCCAAGTAAGTAACCCATTAAAAACTCTTTGGGATCTGTGCCAGCACCTGATGGATCCTGTACCTTGCTACCTGTGAGGTCAGAAGCTTCTCCTAGCGTCTTCATGTGACCATAACCAAGCTCATATTTTCCATCTTCTGTTGTCCAGGTGGCTAAATTACCGTAACCACCTTCATTGGGACGAGGTTTAAATTTAACATTTCCTTCTACAAAAATCTCAGTCCCTTCTGCACCAGCATAATCTCTACCCCTGTGGTATGTGCTAGCACCAGCAATGCCTGTATTTCTGGGGCCAAAACCAGAAGTCATTGTAAGGCCGGCTGCTGGATTTAGTTGCAACCCACCTTTTTCATCGGCAATATACTTAGGGACTCGATTTGGTCCGACCCTAACACCTAAAAATTTACTGCGATGGATGCCAGGGTCTTCGTATTGATTGGTCTGAAGGTTTAATACATAGCCATGCAAATGTGGACCGGAAGAAATTCCAGTAGATCCAAGCTGCCCTAGTCGCGTGATCTTTGCCATATCTACATTCTAAAAGTAAAAACCCCTGGTTTCCCAGGGGCATAGTTTGGAGATGAGTAATCAAACCCTGATCAGGTCCGCAGCAATCACCGCATCCCAGTCAACTCGCTTGATTTGTTTTAACTGTTCGAGATTGTTGAACCTTTCACCCGATAAGGACATCTGAAGATCTTTAATCTCTCGGGCTGTTTTCAATCCAATACCCTTAATATGATCAGCGATCATTTGAGCGGTAGCTGAATTGATATTTAAACGGTTGTCCGGGGGGAAAGTACGTGGCTCTTCCTGAGCAGCTTTATCTTTTACTTGAAGCGTCTTTACCGTTTTGGTAGCAGCCTCATCAGGTGTAAGTTCAGTTCTGTAAGCGGTATAAAGGCGACCGTCCTGATCTTCGACCATGTACCAGTCGCCGTTATCCCATTCGCTTACAATCTTGACTCTTGCACCTGTTTTTTTGTGCTGATAAAGCATTGCTGCAGTGGTTGACATAAGACCAGTTACTTACTGGTCTTAGTTTAACCTAATCAGCTAACAGTGCGGCCCAGGAGGTAGCCATCGATATCTTCGTAGCCAGGTGCCACGTCAGGTTGAACGTAGCAGCACTCAACCACGAGGTAACCAGTACGACCGCCAGTGGAATCACCACTGGAGATGTAGAAGCCACCGGAAGTAGCAGTGCTATTCGCGGTTTCTTTTGCAAACACACGCAGGGTGGTTGCAGAGGTAACAGCGTAGTTCACGTTACCAGCGGTCACACCGGCTGCGCCGGATGCAATCAGGAACGGATTGGTGCTGTAAGCAGCGGAACCAGCAGCGAAGAAGATCTCACCAGCCTGGGTACCAGACACGGTGGAAGTCAGGTTGGCCTGGATCACACCTTCGCCAATACCGGAGGCAGCGGTGGGGCTACCACCATTGCTGCGACCGAAGGAGATCACGTTACCAGTGGCGGCATAAACACCAGAGGAAACACGACCGTCACCCCAGCCAGAAGCAACGGAGATGGTGGCGCGGTACACATAAGCAGGCAGGGTGCTGCTACCAGAGATCACCATGCCGGTGATGTCGGGGCGGGTGTCGTCCTGGCGGTAAGGCGAGGGAACGATCACAGCAGCAGAAGACACAGCACCAGAGCCAGAGGTGGCAGTCACAGGGACGTAACCACGTTGCTGGAAGTAACGGTAGCCAGGGACAGCCAGCACAGAAGTGGGGCCGCCCTTGGAGCCGTCATCAGTACCTGCGTAGTCGGCATCAATGTTCTTGTACCAACCGTTCAGGGGTTCTGCCCAGTTACCTGGGAAGATTTTTTTAGCGGACAAATAGGTCATTTATCTTTTCCTATGTTGTGTTTTATACGTTAGTTATCAAACAGTGCCGTCATCTTGCACAAAGCTGTAAGCAGTGGTCACGAAGTCCTTGTTCAGGATCTCGAAGCCAGCGTACAGTTGCCAAATCAGGATGATGAAACGGCTGAAGTCATCGTTGTTGTTGATGAGCACCTGAGCGTTCGGGCCGCCGATACCAACACCAACAGACTGAGGACCGAAGAAGAAGCCTTGAGCAGCTTCCCTGGAGGCATAGGTGGAACCACCATCGAAGGAGGCACTCACACTCTTGGTCGGGAAGTTAGTCGACTCGAAGAACTTCACGCCTTCAAACTGAACGCCAGTAGGCATTACAGGTTCACCAGCCAGGAAGTAGCCTTGGCCAGCCTGGGGACCCATGTAGAAGCTGGCGTTGTTAGGCATCATGGGGTTACCCATGTACATGCCTTGGCCAGGGTTACCGGAGTAACGCGCAATCTCACGGAAGTCAGGATCACGACGCAGGTGCATCATGAAGGTAGGATCGCAGATGCAACGATACAGACCATCAGCGAAGGTCGGAACGTTACGCTTGCGCAGATCCTTAACAACGGTCAGCAGGTCAGTACGCACCTGGAACTGCTGAACTTCATTACCGTATTCGGTGGAGGTGTAGCTGACACGACCAGAGGAATCTTTGATCTTGTTACCAGCGAAGTAGTAACCACCTTGGGTAGTAGAAGCAGCGCCATTGGCTTCTGCTTTCGACAGTTCGTCAATAAAGACGCGGTCACGCCAACGGCGATAGTCGTCAAGCAGCGTCAGGCTACCGATCGACTGGTGGAACATATTCAGGTTGCCCGAATCCAGAAGCAGGCGCTGGGCCGTGATCAGGGTTTCACGAGCAATCTTGAAGGTCGAAGGCTGAGTCGGATCACCCGGGTCGGCAGGACCAGTGTATTCCTTAAGCACCACCAGGACTTTTTCCTTAGTGATGTTACGGCTGTTAGCGGTACCGATGGTTTGGTCGGCAATACGCTCACGGCTGTCCTTAGTACCAGGGGTACCCCAGAACTTATAGCGATCAAGCTGAACAGTTTGACCAGGCTGACGAGTGAAGTCGTGAACAACTACAGGCTCGACTGCCATTTCTGCGATATACGCAGGGTGGGGACGGTAAAGTTCCGCACCCAAAATCTTTGGAAAGTCGTTCTCCTGGTCTCTAGTTTCTTAGAGGGGTGGACTATCTCTTCATCCCTGTGGGATGCCGGACGCTAAATCTGGTATTACGTAACAAGATCGTGTTACACCCAGTAGTCTCTGCACCTTCCAATCACGGCTTGATTGGCTTGGCTCAGGATTACCCTCGTCTTTACGTTAGGGCTTCCCTGAATTCATCCGGTTTGCACCCATCGATTGCTCGGTGGGGTGACAACGTTGAGCGTTCAGTTGAGGCATGCTATGCTTTGGAAAGCTGTTTATGAACAACATGGATCCAAAACTTGTTCCTGGATTTGGTAATCTTTACTTAACGGAAGAGGGAAAAGCTTTTGAAAAACAACTTGATCCCGATGATCAAGAATATTTTCAAGAGATCCCTATTCGTTCGACCAGTGTTTACAACCGTATTTCAGTTCTTGTAGATGGGAAGAGAAAGCGTTTTCATCTTCATGTCTTGATGGCAGTTGCTTTCTTAGGATTGGATCTGCGTTCGCATGGAACCAGTAACTTTTCCTTACAAGTTGATCACAAAGATAATGACAAGAGGAATAATCGACTTGACAATCTAGAGATCGTTACCAAACAAGAGAACTTAACAAGAGCTTGGAAGAGCGGTTGTTATAAAAACAATGGCTTTGCCAGTAAAGGAGCACCGAAGAAATCTTTGAGAAAATTTTCTTCGGAGGATGTGGCTCAGATTAAAGCTTTAAAAGAAGCGGGCCTTTCTTATCGAAAGATTGCTGAAAAGTTTAGCTGTAACCACGGAGCTATTTACCAAATCTTGAAGGGCTATACCTACCAGGATCTGAACTAGCTATCAATAAACACCTTGGTTTATCCTCCAGTGTCGATGTTTTTATCGGGTGAAAGATAAAGACATTTACGTCTTATCTAACACAAATTTTAGCAGGTAGTGAACTTAAATGTCACATGTACTGCGTACTAGCGTAAGGTGTTACGCCATATTTGGCACTTGCAGTGTTGCTAGAACCAGGGGATTCTGGATCAATAGCCATCCCTTGCTGGAATCCTGGTACACCCATAGAACCAGGGATAGCGCCAAGAGCAACGCCACCGAGTCCGGCGGTAAGAGCGGCAGCGGGAACTAAACCTGCAGCGGCAACCTTTCCGTATGAACGAGTTGCTGGCCCCATTCCTTTTTCGTAGGGAGCGTTGAGGGATGGATTTACCGGCCCTTGTGCAACTTTGCCTTTACCAATTGTGCCAGGGTTAATTGGAGCTGCAAGAATTTGCTCTTTACTTAAACCACTTGCTTTCTCTCCTTTCAAACGTGCACCTGCTCGTGCAGCCAATGCAGGGGCATAACGACCGGCTAATTGCAAACCTCCGTATGCACCAAGGCCGCCGGCACCTGCAGCAAGAAGTGCAGAGCCTGGATCTTCATCTTGAGAAAGGGCGTACCCACCAACGCCTAAACCGGCAGCGATAGGTACACCGTATTTAAGAGCGCCACGCATGGCCTCACTCCATTACAAACAGTTTGTTGGCAACAACTTGAGGCTGAGCTTGGTTCAGGAGACGCCAGGCTTGTGCAGGATCCACATCCATTTGTTGCTTGAAGCTACCCCAGAAGTTTTCAGGTTGCTGAGGAGCGGAAGCAGCAGGGGGTGCAGGGAATTGACCCATATAGTTCTGGATTGATTCCGTAGGATAACCACGGGTTTCCAGTTGGGACTCATCCTCATACACAGGGTATGGACCTTCGGGACCAAAGAACTTCAGCGTGTAATCGCTGAGCACATCAGGATTGGTCAGAATTTCGTTGTAAGCCAGGTTCTCTTGGTGCTCGGCAACAGAGAAATCGGCATAACGATGAAGGACCTCTTGTGCTTTGCTGCCCCAGGCAACAGCACTGTCAAGCATGGCTTCCAGTTGGAGGCCGTAATTATTTAGGATTGCGGGTGCTTCTACCCCGTACGCGCTTACCACTTGACGCGTTTCCGGGCTCCACTCGAGGAGATTCGCCACGTCCTCCAAGGATTGAACCGAGTAGGTTTGGGAAGAGTTGGGCGAGGAGATCTGGTTGGGTGACCAAGTCTGCGGAGCCGATTGTTGCGTAGCTGGGTTGCTGTACTGCTGACCGTAGTTGGCCGGTGCGTACTGGGTCGGAATCTGTGAGGGTTGACCCTGGAACGGGGATTGAACTGGACTGCTCAGCAGATTCACCACCTTGTTGAACGCCGATTCCCACGGATTGCTGTTCGCTTCCGCTTGGTATTGGGGGGCGTACTGAGTAGGGGCTGATTGGTAATTGGGGGCCGCCTGAGGCACCGCTTGGGGGTAGCTGGTACCCACCTGATACGCCACTGGAGCTTGGGGTACTGGAGCCTGGGCTGGTACCACGTAGCTGCTTGGAGCCACCGCCACTGGTGCTTGGCTCGTCTGTGGGATCGATTGGACGGTAGCGTCCTGCATAACTCATCTCCTTTTGTAGAGCTTCTAATGTTCGATACAGATATGGAGTTAAATCCAATCTTGGATCCGCAGCCATCGGAAGATCCGGTGCTTGCGGGTGGGGAGTCTGCATCATTCCCCCCACTAAGCGAGCGAATTGAGAGTATGCACCCTGTAATTCGTTCACCATCCTGAAAGGGAACCCAGATAACATCTCGGCCCTTTCCTCATCCGTCTTAGACGGGAAGAGGTATTTCAGTGCTTCAATGCTATCAACACCTAACTCCTGGAGGTTCCGTACCACGATGGAGTTGTTGAGGATGTCTTGGGTGGAGTCCTCATAAACAGGACCCATCCAACGCCACAAAATAGTTAGATCACCGTCTGGAATAAGACCAATAACCTTGGGTGGAATCTGTTGGGTCTCCACACAAGCCATCATAAGTTGTTTGAGTTGGTCATTGTATTGCTTCATTGCTTCTTCATATGCCATCTCTTCTTCTGGGGAAGCACCGTCAGGTAGATCCACGGGCTTTTCCAAGCCTGCTGCCATCGCAAGCGTAGTCTTGAAAAGTTGTTCTTCCTGGTAAATAATCAACTCAAGACAACGACAGATGCCATGGGTGTAAATAGAATTTGCTTTCTTCTTGGATGTAGCGGCTACGCGACCAAACAGTGATTTGTACTCAGTTGCAGTAACGCCTGCAGAGATAGACAGTTCATCAACACCACCAAGTGCTGTACGGATCTCTTCTCGATACTGCCGCGCAAATGCATTTTGGTCACCCGTAATTGCATCGGGAACAATGTAACCAACACGGTCGTTTGGTTCCAGGTTTGCAATAACTCTTGGTACACGGATCTGACCATCAACACCACGGCTGACAGGATCTGCTTTGAACGTAGAGCGACTCAAGGCAGCAGGACTTGTGAAGCCAGAGTTTGCTGCAATAGAAGGTCGCTGAACGCTCATGTCCCCACCTGCTTCCATCAGGTCTGTCTTGGGACGTGACGAAAGCAGTGTTGGGTTACCAAAGAAAGTGATGTTCTTGCGCATAGTGCGCATCAATTCATCATGCGTGCAAATGTGATTAGCGACTGCATCAAACTCACCAGAGCCTTCATTTGAAAAGCCTTGAGTGTTGTTGATGATCTCAACGCAAGGAATAAAGCCAAGACTATTTTTAAGCGTTTTGGTATTACCTGTTAACGCATAGGTTGGCATGTCAAAATTCAGCTCCGAATCGGAGTGCGTCTCTTCAATCTCTTTTGGTTTAATTGACAATCGGATATAACGCTTAGCGCCGGGATTGTATGTGCTTTGTGATCCAGTGATATTGACTGTATTAATTTGATCGCCAAAGCCATTGCCACGGCGCACCTTGTAGCTGTAGATGATTACGACTTCGTCAAGCTCACCGTCAACGTTGTAATAGGCACGATATTCATGTTCACGAAAGTAATAAAGTCTATAGCTCTGCTTGGTAGGACGGATGTAAAAAAGTCCTTTACCATCACACAAAAAGTATTCCCAGATGGAATCCAAACGGGTATCCATCTTGTTGTACTTAAGGACTCTGTCGATAAAGTCTTTGCGCTGAGCGCCAAAGTTATCTTGTCCTGGAAAGAACTCAACTCCTTGGCGAATACCAAAGAGTTTCATCTGTGCAATATGAGACGCAACAATACCCGTATCTACAACAATGTCACTGTTTTTATCCAGATAGGCATTGATTATTTCGTGGAGCCGGGCTTTAGCGTCAGCCATTATTCACTTTGTCTTTATAAGATACTAACAGTTTTAGCAGTGATTTCAAATAAAACCAGGTCCTTTTTGTCCTGGATAAATGAAGACTAAAGGTTCAGGTGGTCTATTTGGTCTGGGTGCTGTAAGTCGAGCAAAATTCCCAAATACTGGTTGAACTGCCGGGGTCTTTGGTAAAGGCTCTATGGCAGCAAGAGAACCCTTTAAATAACGTCCTGCTATTTCCATTATCGGTTATAGAGGAGTTCATTAATCATTTCTTCCTGTTTACGATTTCTCTCGTTGATTTTATTTACGGTACCTTGTGCTTCTTTAAAGAAACCAAAAGGATTTAAAAGAGCGCCTAGATATTTCTGCAAAAGACCTTGCGCATTATCAGTAGACTGTGCAATCATGGCCCCGTCTCCGCCAAAATTAGCATTTTGTACAGGAAGGCGAGGGACAAAGTCAACAGGTTGCTCGTTGTACTCTTGTGTCTCTCTTCCAGGGAGAATGGGTGTTTTGTTCCAGGGCTCTCCTCCTTGGATTTTAAAACGCGGATCAAGTAATGGATTACCACCAGCGAGGGCGCCCAAGTTGCCGCCTACCTGCATACCACCTTTAATACTAAACATCTTTACATCCGTCAATCCGTTTATTCTACTCTTCTATAACCTCGTAGCCAGCCGCATCATTGACCTTGGAAATGATGATACCAGTGCCGCGAACATCCCAGTTAAGTACGTCGCCTTCTTGCCAGCAAAGCTCTTCTATCACCTCATCGGGAAGAACAATGTACTGATCTCCGTTCTCGTCCTCCTGGACCTCGAGGATGTAACTCATTTGGATTCAAGTAATTTCTCAACCAGCTTATCAAGCTTTGCATTGATTTGATTGAAGTTGTCATGCATTTGTTGGATCTCTCTCAGGAAGTCAACCTTGAGAACGTACTCTAAAGGCATACGTTTTAAATCGTCTTCCAAGACATCAATCCTTCGCTTTTGCGATCCGATGTAATTAAAAGCTTGTTGGATCTGGTCGTTTTGCCTGCCAAGGATCTTGCCTGCGACCCAACTGCCACCGGTAATAGCGGATACAACGGCCGTCAAACCGATAGCAATGTATTCAGGCCCCACGACCAAATTCGCTTTTTTCTAATTCTAAGGTTTAGTAATCAAGTTGGAGTTTACCTTTTTTCATAAGGCCATTAATCATCCAAACGAGAGCGTCAACACAGTCATCATGACTACTAACACCAAAGTTAGTCAGCTCTTCAAACATCGCGGTAAAGTTGCGATAGCGATTGAAGATGATCTTACGGTCCTCAAAAAGTCCCATACAACCACGGAAGCGTGCCAGCTTATCAGCACGGAATCCTTTAACGGGATGCCAATTCAAGTTGTAAAGACTTTCGTTGTTTAGACAAACACGCTTAAAGTCAGCTTCTAGAGAAGCCTGATATTGCACGGCTTCCGAGTAAATGTCACACGTGGAGTAGGTCGGGAAATAACTACCGCTTTCATCGCAGCCAAGTATCGACCAATCATTAAGCAATTCTTTAAGAGCATCTAGTTTTTCTAGGTTGCCCATCACACGCAAGCGGCGGTAATCAATGACGTGAATCTGATCTCCGATGCGTCCACCAAGTACCATGACAGTATAGTCATTCTTTTCTTTCGTACCAGCGGATAAGTCAACCCCCACAGCAAGTGTGTCGAACTCTGTTGCAATCTCCGCTTTGACAATCAGCTCTGGAGCCAACGACAATTCATTTTGCCTGATGACTTGATTCATGTACTGGAACGAAAAAGCAATAGGCGCTTGTCGTTTTTTTTCCTTCAAGTAATCCAATGACCACATCTCTGGCCAATAAGACTGCTCATCCCCAGATTTAGGATCTTGCAAGATTGCAGACAACACAATTTGCAACCAGTTGTTTTGCGTATTAAATGTTGTGGAATGAATGTCATCATGTCTGAAGCGGGTACCAAGGCAGATAGCCCGTGCTCCTTCAAACATGGTGGGTGCAATCACCGCATTCCAGTTGTCCTGCATCTGTTTACGGATGTCAGGGTTGGAGATATCCGCCGCTGATTTGATGGCGTCATCAATGATCACAAGGTGTGAACGCTTGGAGGTCACCGAACCTTTAAGACCTGCTGCGCAGAGTGTGAATTGTTCTTCACCCGTGGTGTCAATGCCAGCAAACTTGTGGTCAATGGACCAGTACTCATTACTGGTGACGTTCTTAAGAAGACGGACTGTTGGGAATACTTCTTGGTATCGTTTGCTTTCGATGATGCGTTTGATGGTTGCCGACTTGGAACGTGCGATATCAACCGTGTAAGACAAGTAGAGGATCTGTAGCGGCTTCTTGGCTTGTGTGTGGATACCAATGGCCCAGGCAGTAAACAGACCAAGGACCGTGCTTTTGGCGGAGCCCCTGGGCGCCAGTAGATCGACGTTAGGTCCAGCAATCTTCAAAAGACAAGTGCTGTCCTGATCGGTTACAAAGTGACGATGCCACTCCTTGTGGTGTTGAGCAGGAGGTTTATCAGCTACATACTCACAAAAGAAACCAAAATCTTCCCTTGCTTTCTGAAGAGATTCAAGGTTTCGTGGAATACGAATTTGTTGCTTGCGTGCAGCAGCTTGTGCGTTACGACGGTAGGCAAGATGCTGGTATGCAGGCACGGTAGGTATCGTTCAGTGTATTACTGAATACTACCCTATTTGTCATCCTCTTTGTTTCTTTTACTTGCTTGGTATTTACGTGCTTTATCTAGGGCTGCTTTTCTTTTCTCTTTATCCGACATCTCACTCCCGTCTTCGTTCTTGGCTTCTTTTTTCTTGAAGTGCTCCAAGAGTTCAGGCGGCATTTTATTTTTGTTCATTCTGTTTCTTCTGCATTAATGCATTCATAACTTCTTGGCCTTGTGCAACATTCTGCGCAAGGGGAGTTGGGCGACGAACATCTACTCCTAACTCACGATTTTTTTGGAGTTGACGAGCAACTTCAAATAAACGTCCGGCAATATCTTCACCGAAAACAGGAGGTTGCGGAGGTGGTTTTTGCATAGGTCTAGTCTAATTTATTTATTCTTCCATTTGCATATGAGACCATACGCTCATCGATGCTTCTTCCAGTGGAACTTCAATAGGGTCATCTTTGAAGATGGTCAGTAACTCACGTATGGCGCGGTCAGCACCAGCCATTAGCAAGCCCTTGCGATCTTTGTTACCCGTAAACAGATCAATCTGGGCGATGGTGCCACGGAGTTCTTTTTGCATGCTGGCGATCCTTGCAACGCCAGAATCACGTTTGACAACACTGTTATCAATGTCTTCTCGAAGCTTGCGGATATCCTCCTGCATAGCTTCAATTTCATTGATCAAAACCTTGCGGTGATCAGGCTTTGGATAGTTGTGTTGGAGCCAGAGATCACAGCCTGTGATGCATCCGTTATAACGCAAGAAACGAGCATACAGATAACATTCGATTACCGAGAAGTTTTCCGCACAGAATGCCCTATATGCTTGTTCTGTTGGTGCGTCTAGATTATCGACCCACTGGTCGAAGATCTCAATATCGATATGCTCTTTGGGACTGAGCGTAATCCCTTGCCTCGTCGCTTTCGCTGAAGTCCTGGGCTTGAGCTGCAGACTTTCTTTGTTCTTCACCTGAGGTTCCAATAGAGAGACGTTCTTGTGTGCCGGCTTCTTTCATCTTCTCTTTGGAAGAACCAACGGAAACGTCCTGGAAGATTTTAACGGCAGACGCAGCTTTACGTGCTTTGTCCTCATCAAACAACAGATCATAAGAATTTAAATCCTTATCATCGTCGTAATAAAAATCTTCGTCGTTCATGGTCGTTCCTTTTCCTTGATGTCTTCTTTGACATCAGTTTCTTCTTTACTCAGTTTATCTGAAGGTTGCTCTTTGTTAAGGCGGCTTTTGGCGTATTTATACGCAACATCTGCCGCCTGGCGATAACGACCCAGCTCTGCGGAAGTATCAGCAGAAGAGTCCTGCATCTTAGAAGTTACCCATCATGCTGGCAAGGCCACCAGCAAAGGTATCACGTTGACGTGCACGGTTGGACTGAGCAGCCTGACGCATCTTGGAACCTTCAAGACGACCAATGAGGGATTCAAAATCCTGCAGCTCCGCAGCCGACATACCGCCGCCGTACTGGCGAGCAACATTAGCGTCTACGAGTTGCTGCGCTTCAGCATCAGACATGCCTTCAGCCATGAGCTGAGCTTTGGTCCGGGTATTACGGCCAGGGGTGCTGGTAGAAAAAGACATTTACTCAAAAGTTTGACTCTACAAGTATTTTAGTATATTCAATTTAGAAATTGAACATACTCGTAACGTTACGAACCATTTCCGTTCCTCTTTCAATGTTGGCAATATTTTTATAACCAGCGTTAACGATAGCCTGCAAGTCTAATTTACCTTTTGACTCAGCTTGTATCTGAGGAATTCTATTGTCTACCTCATACTTTAAACGCTCTGTAGCACCAGCTTGACGGATTCGTTCAACATTTTCAAGACCTTGATTTTGAATCTGAGCGCTAAATGTTTCACCGAATAAATCGTATTCAGAATAAGGAATTTGATTTTCGTAGTAACTATCGTCATCGTTTGTTGTGGTCGTCGTAGTTGTGTCAGAAGTTTCTGTTTCAGTAGAATCAGCCGGTTTAAAAAGAGTTTTAGCGCCAGGAGCAAATTTGATATCTTTGTTTCCAGCTCGATTCTGGATTTGCTGAAGGGTTAGTCCTTGGTTTAAAAGTTGTTGTACTTCTCCAGCATTCAATTTATTACCGATTCGTACACCGGCAATAGAAGGGCCGCCCATGGCACCACCGCCACCACCGGAAGACATTGCTCCACCACCGCCTCCTCCTCCAGAAGGTGCGCCACCACCACCGCCTCCTCCTCCCATTCCACCACCGCCGCCTCCGCCGCCGGAAGACATTGCTCCACCGCCACCACCAGAAGGTGCGCCACCACCACCGCCTCCTCCTCCCATTCCACCACCGCCACCGCCACCCATGCCGCCCATTGGTATGCTCCGTAAAAAATACTTATCCTTAGTTTAAACAACCCTGATCTGTATTGGATTTAAAAAATCCATTTTCACTACCATAGTTCAGAAGTAGTTCCTCGCCTTTTGTGATATCGCGCTTTGCGTAATGCCGTATAACCTCGCTGATTTTGTCTATTTGATAATCAACGTTTGCTTCAAAGCTGTGGTTATAAAGGCCTGCGAAACCCATGCCAACTAAAGATTTGGTGTCTTCTAGCCAGTAACTATAAACGCCACAAGTCGGTACATTATCAATCTCTTCTTTTGTTAAGACAAAATAAGGCGCTTCTTCCAGGATCTCGCGCTCCTTAATGTCTTCCATGGTAAAAACGCCCCAGCGATGAATCTTGGAGCGACGGACGCAAATCTTTGGATTCTTGTAAAGCTCTTCTAACTTACTTAAAAACAACATGGCCCTTTTTTAGGTCACGATAAGCGTAACAGAAAAAAGGAAGACGTGTTTAGATGTCTAGTTAGATGCTAGACATGCTGGAAGAAATATTGATATTACTAGAAAGCACACCTTTTAGATCACTGGCCATACGCTTGAAGCGTTCAGGGTCAAAAGTGACCATGCCACGCTGAAGATTACCTTGTGCATCCCTTTGCATGTTGCCATACATAGACTGCCATTCGCGATCAGCCTGTGTCATGATTTTATTTGGATTACGCAAAGCAATCTGTTCATTCAACAAAGATTGGAAAGCGTATGGATCCCTTACGTTTAAAGATCTTGCATAGTCAGTTGCTTGATCCCAATCCGCCTGATCAATATCACGTCCTAGTAAACTCTGGAAAGCAGAAGAAGCAATTGGTTTAAATTTTTCATAGTCTACAGGGCGAGCCATGAGCTTGCCCATCAAGCGGTCAGGCCGGAAATTTGTATAACCGCGTCGACTTGCTAAATATGAAATGGCATCACTTGGGCTTTGCTCAAAAAGAGACTTAGCAGTAGCACGAATATCTTTCCTTTCTTTACCAGAAAGCCTTGCCGCTTTTGCAGGGTAGTCTTCATACATCGACATCGATGTATGATGACCTTCACTCGGCTCAGTACCAAAAGCCATATTATCTAGAACGAGTTGTTTTTATTTTAAACCAGGAAATATCAACCGAACTTGGATGCCATTGCAGTTAAGTACGGATCAAATTTTCCAGATAGCATAAATGCTTGACGGAAGTCTTGTCCTTGGTTCTGCTGAAAAATTGGACTCTGCATGAAATAATTTCCTTCCCTAAGAGCTGCTAGCTGATTAGCTTTTTCTCGATCACGAGAAAACATGTCGTAGCCCCAGCCACGAACCATGTTTTTGTTTGCTTCCTCTTGAGCTTCACGTGCGGACTGCTGGCCCATCAGACCGCCGGCAATACCAGCAAGTCCTTGAATACCTGCAGATGCCGCCATCCACGGTCCTAATGCCATTGATCCTGCTCCTGTTGCTGCTGAAGTGGTTGCCGCCGAACCAGCGGCTGACATCGGTGCGCCGGCCCCGAAAATATCAGGGAAAAACTGACTAATTGAACCAGCGCTTCCTGCCATGCTTTTATTTTACCCGACAAAACTGTAGTAGTTAGGAATAGATCCTCCGCGAGGTTGGCTCTGCATTGCACGCGCGGCTATCTCAATTTGTTCGGGAGTATACCGCTGACGTTGCGCAAATGCATTACTAATAGCAGCAGGTACATCTTTCAGAAAAGAGCCAATGACTTGGTTGCGAATGCCCATTTCATTAGCTTTTTGTGCGGCGCGTTCTTGATAGGCTAAAGCTTTATCAAACATTGCTTCAGATCGACGAGCAAATTCTGCATCACGCAAATTAAGCATTCCGCCCATTACAGCAAAACCACGAAGATCTTCCGGCAAGCTTGAAAGTGCAGGGTTAGAAGCAAAACCAATCAACTCAGATATGTAACTATTGCCAGCAAGAGGCATTGTCCCAGGGGTTTGTTCCCCACCAAGACGCATTTGATCCCATACTGGACCACTGCTAAAGGGTTGGCCTTTTACAAAAGAGGTCATTAGCGATTACCCGAAACGAATCTGAGGAGCTTGCATCACAGAGCCCGCATACGGATTGTTCTGCAATGCGGTATTAGTAAGTTGAGCAACATTCTGTTGTGCGCCAAGAGCCAGAGAACCAGCCGTTGCAAGTACGCCTTGTTGCATATAGCCTTGGTTCTGGGTATTCATCAATGCTTGTTGACGAACCAAGTCAGCGTTCTTGAGTTTGTTGATTAAAGGAATATTGCGTTGGAGGTTTAGATATTCTTGATCGGAATATGCTTTGCTCAAATCTGTAAGACTACTGGTATACACACCCATGTTGTCACGGTATTGTGTAGTGCCAAGTTCAGCAAGTTGTTTATTGATCGCCATCTGGGTGCTGAACTCACCCTCCTTGCCCTTAGTGGGCTTGCCTGTTGCTGATTGATACGCCGAAGAAGCGGCCGATGAAGTGATGCCAGGGAGAATGGCACCTAACCCCATAAGGCCCAGGCCAATAGCGCTACCAACAACACCGCCTTTACCAATCATTGCCTGACCCGTACGGCCCAGCATGCCCGCACCGACTGCAGATAGACCGGCAGGAGCAAGTGCACCTAAAGCGCCAAGGGGACGGCCTGCTTCAATTTCTTGGAGAGTTTCACCAACTGCTGGCATTACACCAACAGCAAGGGCTCCGGCTGGCAAAGCGTATTTACCGTAGCGTCCAAGGAATTGTTGCGCGGCATCTGCACCCTGCTTTAAGCCTGCTTTGCCTTGCTCAAGCATTTGTGCGCCGCGCTGACGGTAGCCTGGACCGGGAGCTGATCCCATTACTTCACGCACGTCCCCAGTAGCTGGATCGCCTTCGTAGGTCTTGCCAGTCGTCGGATCGGTAAAAATACGTGCCATTTATTTAATTACCTTTATAAAATAAATTCTATCACTGCATTATTTCATACTGACCAACGGTCGGTAATTTTTGTTCGGTTGCTTTTGATGCAAGTGCAGCATTAGCTAAATTACCAGCAATAATGCCAGCACCCGTACCCAACGCAGCACCACCTAAACCACGCCTGAAGGAACCTCCCAGCTTGGGAGCAGTACGTATCGCGGTTGCAGCACCGGCGATACCACCAACAGCCGCAGTAACAGATGGAATAGTGATTGGATAACCAAGCATGCGAGCCTCTGGTACCCCCTCAAGATTTTCAGGTGTTGCTTTAATAATGCCAAGAAATCCTTTGTCTTGATAGTAATTACGTAGATAATTACCGTAACGTTCAGGTGTCAAGGAAGGAATATCTTTTTGTGCTTCTTCGTAAGCAAGGGGACGTCCAGTACGGCCAAGGAAGAAACGCTCAAATAGTTCAGGAACAGGTTGCGTTGTTTCCCTGCGATCCTCTGATCCTTCCGCCGCATAAGCCTGGGCAAAACCCTTTGGCCTGAACATCTCACCAGGATTCAAGATGTTGTAGGCACCGGCAACGGCTG